CAATCCGTCAGAAAAGAAAATTTTTAGGAGTTGAAATCTCAAAAAGATATTTCGATGTTGCAAAAAAAAGAATAGAAAGTCTTCCACCTAATTTATTTTAATTCTGAATAACTAAGTAAGTCTTTGGTTGAATACAGCATATCTCTGTATATTTCTGGTGTTGATTCGTCAAAGAAAATTAACACATCTTTTTCTATAAGCTCCCGAAATTTCCTTACTTTTTTATCAATTTCTCCTAACTTATTATTAACTAGATTTTCTTTTTGGGTAATAATATCTATTTTAGATAAACTCGCATTTAACCTCTTTTCTTTATCCCCTAATTCTCTTTCCTTTTTATTTAAAACCTCTATCTTAGAACTAATAGTATCTTCTCTTTCCACTAATCCTTGATACTTATTCATTAAATCTTTTTCTCTGCTCTCTATCTCTAACTTGTTAGAGTTTAATTCTTTTTCTTTAGTAGTTAATTCTTTATCCTTAATATTTAAAGTATTACTCTTTTCTTCTAATTCTTTCTTAGTATTATCCAATTCTTTTTTTAAAGTTTCCGATTCTTTAATAAATACAAATCTTTCTTCTTCAAGAATATGTTTTCCCTCTTCTTTTTTGTCTTTCAAATAAGTTTCTAACTTAATAGATTCCGTCTTTAAATCATTTCTATTTTTTACTAATTTTTCAATCTCTTTGTTAAACAAAGAGATACTCATTTTTAAACGAGCATTTTCCTCATTTAAACCCCCTATTTCCAAAATGACATCCTCTTTTTCTTTGGCGTAATCATCAAGCGACTCACCTAAGACTTTGAGGATGTCATTTCTAATCTGTCTGAATTGTTCTTTATCAATATTAGGCATTTGCCCAATTATATCACATTAGTTTGAAGATGCTACCACGTTTCCATCAGTACTAATCGGAGTCCATATACAATAAAAATCTATTACTCCAGCAGTTACATTAGCTGTCTTTACTGTCAAAATAATATCATTTCCATAAAGTAAATATTCAGGAACATTACCCGCTGCCGCTGTTTCTGCTCCAGATATAATATATGAAGCATTTGCCGCATCATTTACCCAAATCTGATCTGCATCTATTTGAGTCGCAGTTTCAATAGGTAAAAATATTGCTGTATCACCAGTAATTCCTACTTCTATTGTTGCCGTATCTCCTGTTAATAAAGTAGTACATACTGCCACTACCTGACATTTAACAAGTCCTGTAACAGTAAATATTGCTGCTCCATCTAATGTTCCCCCATCATCTCCCCAAGCATTAGTAGTTCCACCTGCAAAAGTAACTGTTTTTTTAGTAATAATACCTGCATTAGTTATAGGCACTCGATTTCCATCACGATAGAAAGTTTCAGTTATTACTGCCATGTTATTCCTTTCATACATAGAAGGGGGAAATAAATCCCCCCTCCTACACTATTACGCTAATACTTTTTCTATACCAGCAATATTTTGTGTTGCTAACTGACTCATTCCTCCTAAACCATATAAAAGTGTAAAGTCATCAGCCCAATCTGTTGCTCCAGTAATCCAACTATCCCAAAGATAAACAGCACCACCAATATCTGCACCCAAATTCATTCCTACAGTATTATTAGTTGCTCCTGCATGAGTTGGATTATGAAAGAAACAATGATCAAATATTACATATCTATCAATATCATTAGTACTATCTGCGATCACAAAGAATGATCCTGCATTATCCGACCAATGAGTTATTAAACAATTATTAAATCTGTTTCTCGCTGATCCTGATGCAAGCTCAATTTGTGCATTTGCAGCAGAAGAAGCAACTGTATCAATTCCAAAAGTACAACCATTAAACTGATTATCATCACTTCCCGTTAAAACAAGACATCTTCCTGCTGTATCATCTCCAGTTGTAGCATTTGCAATTCCCGCAAAATGTACATTGTTAAACGTATTATAATCTCCCGTATGATTCACTAAAACATTCACATCATTTGAATTGTAAATCATAATGTTCGTAAAAGAACAGTTATTAGCAGAAATTGTCATACTTGGAGTAGTTACCGCAGAAGAAAACGAAATTCCTGCTCTATTCCAACCATTTCTTGCTGGACCATTTCCAATAATATGAGTCCTTCTTTTAGCCCAAGTTAAAGTTGCCGTTTCGCTAGTTCTACCAGTTGAAGAAGTTGGAGCAAGAATTATTACGTCATCATTATCCGCAGACATTGCATTATACGCTTCAGTTACAGTTTTATAAGCATCATCGGCTGTTTTACCACCACCACTAGAAGAAACACCAGGATCAACATAAAAAATATTTCCTACAGATGGAAGTCCAATCATACCAGCTATATCTTCAGGCATAATTTTGTGTCCATATTTTAAGGCTGGAATATATTCACTTGCTTTTGACATATTATTTTACCTCCCCATATTTATTTTCATATTCTAAAACTAATTTATGATCGGGATGATCCACTTCCGATTTTAACCAGTGAATATCATATCCCTTATAAATTTTTGGAGCTTTTTTCTCCACTTTTTCTACTTTTTCTTTCGGCATAAAACCTCCTTTTATAAAAAGGGGCTCAATCAAGAGCCCCAATTAATTTATTTAATAGTGACCCACCTGAATAGTCGTTTTACGACACTTTCTCGTCATCGGTCTAATCTTTCAAAGAGCTAATCAATCGTCAAGAAAAATGGATGAGCATAGTTTTGAGCACCCGCAATATGGTAGGCACTACCAACTTGAGGATTAACCACAAAGTCTGCTTCTACTACTACATCAATTGCTCCTGCTACACTTCCATCACTTTCAGCTTTTGTACCAGCTGCAATAGTTCCATCTGCAAACACTCCACAAATTCCACGAGTCTGTAACCAACCATAATCACCAGCCGCAGTTACCGCAACAAGAGGAACTCCAGTTGGATGTAAAGTAGCTGTCGCTGTATGCAAAACTCGATTCCAAGGATTAGCTACAATATCAATCTTTGAAGTAGTATCAAGAGCTACTTTAATTCGATCAAAGAGATAAACATAACTAGATGCTCCACTAACTAATGCTGCTAAAGATTTAATCTTATATGTCTGTCCAATTCCAGTTCCATAAGATACTACAACATAACCCTCATCAAAATAACCAGCCGTTGTCGTTGTTGCCGCATTGGTAAAGTTAATTTCATTACTATTAATAGCCCCAGTAACAACTGCCATTGTAGTAAGACTTGTATTTCCAGTTGGTTCAGTTGTCATATAACCAGCTGCAAGAGCTTCACCTGCTACCGCATATCGAAAGATACGATCAGCAGCAATAACTTTTTCTCCAATATTATGAGTTGGTCCTGCTTCTGTACGAATAGAATACGGATCAAAGTCTAATATTTGTGCAGTACTTTCAAGTTTCATATTTTTATCCTCCTATAATTTTATATTAATTTAGACTCCAGTTACTCCAGTTAATCTTCCATGTCTGCGAGGTTGGAATGATAAAAGATTTCCAAGAATAATTACATCAGCAATTGACCCAAATTGATTAGTAGAAGTTCTAAATCCACTCCATCCAAATCCAGTGAAATTACTCATTGGTGATTCCGCATAAAGACCTTCTACTGTTTGACTTCCAAGACTAATTTTCTTGTAATCAGTACCCTTAGAAGCATCCCATCCATACCAGTCTAACCAATTTTCATTCAACATATAGATAGTTTGAGCTGTCGCTTTTTCATCACGAACCCAAGGAATACCCTTATAAGTAAGAGCCACAAAACCCTGCATCCCTTTTAATCCTTCTTTTTTAGTCGCTCCACCACTTTTTCCAACTTCATAATAACCAGTCATACTATAATTCTCACGAACCATCGGAGTTAAGAGTTGCTCATATAAATCCCAAACTGTTTCGTTAGAAACAATTAAGGTAGGAGAAGAAAGAGCTGATCCAGAGGAAATAGCCGAAAATAAAGTTGCTAATTTAGCAAGGGTAAGAGTTCCACCAGAGGCGGTTCTTGTTGCTTTAATAGCAGTATAAGTAGTTCTGGAAAGTCCACCAAAAGTATCAACAGTAGTACCATCATCAACTACCGCCTGAAGTCCAAGTGGGTCTTTGTTACTGTTTCCAGTACCATCCCCATAAATAATTGTTCCAAGACCATCAGCCATCTCTTGTTCTGACTCTTCAAGAGATTCTTTAACTAAACCAGTAACCTGTGTTTCAGAAACCGCATTTGCCACCGTTTCCATTCCAGAAATTGCAACTGGGATTCTGTAACCTCTCATATCAAAAGACATACGAACTTTGGTGTCCAATAAAGCCGCTGAAAAAGTATCAAGACCAGAGAATGAAGTACCAGTACCAGAAGATTGATACTTGATCGCCTTTTTAATAGATTCACCTTTACCTTGTTTGGCGTTTCCAAGTAAACGGAAGAGTAAAACATTAGAACCAAGAACATTATCTACAACCTTCGGCAGTAAATAATCTTGGGTTAGGGACAAAACTCGTTCAGAGAATGTCATAGGAGCCTCCTTTGAATAATAAAATTAAACTAAAAAAAGAGCAGTCAATACGACTGCTCTAATAGGCGTTCAAATTTGTATTCAGTTAGCAATATTCTAAATCATAAAAACCTAATTGTCAACACCGCAAAATTTACTCATTATTGTATCGTCTTATAATTTCATCCATTGATAAATTGTGAATATCTTTATATGTTGGTGTATTGCCTTTAGATACTCCACCTGATGGTGAACTAATTGGAGCCATTCTTCCCCCTGGAGTTGGTTTCTTTTTTATAATATTTGGTTTACCTTCATTATCTGTTTGACAAACATAACCAGCTTCATGTAACTTTGATCTCACATCTGCCATTTTATGTAAATCTGGAGAATTATAGTAAACTCCAAGACCAAATAATTCTTTACGAGCCTTACGACCCTCATCTTCTGGATTATTAGCATCAACAATTCTAGGAATATAATTAGATTTTTCTAATTCACCTAAAGCTACATCAAATTCTTTATCAATATCATTTAAAACTGCTTGTTCTTCAGCTTTTGCCAATTCATCCTGTTCCCGACTTTCAGCAATCCTTCTCTCTAAAGTTTGATTAGCTACTTCTTCTGCTTTAGTAACAAAATCTCCCCAAGTCTTTGGTTTCCAAGGTTCTTCTTCTTGTGGAGGTAATTCCTCTTTAGGAATAGAGCTATCAATCTTTTCCTCAAGACCCCCCACTCTTTCATTAATCGCATTTAAGGTTTCCGTTAATTGTTGTGATAAAGTATCAAATTTATCTGAAGCTTCTGGAGCTCCTTCTGGATTTACGTTCTGTAATTCTGGATCATCAGACATTTTATTCTCCTTTTTAATTTAAAATTAAGATACTCCCATTAATTGTTTAAGTTTCTGTACATATAATTCAATATTAGACTGTATCTCTTGTGGTAACTGCTCAAATTCTGGAGTTTGTACTAATTCTATGAATACCTGAATATAAGGTTGATCCACATTAGGAGGTGGTGTTACATCTTGACCACTAGCTAACATCTTAATATCCTCAAGAGCTTGAACCTGACTAGGAGTCGGAGTTTCAGGAGCTACCTGACCCATCATTTCAGGACTTACTGGAGGAACTGCTGGAACTCCACCAGGCATACCCTCCATTGGCGGGGTAGTTGGCGGAATTTCTGCACCATTACCTTGAGGTTGAGGTGTTTCTGGAGCTGAAGGTATTACTGTTTGACCTAAACCTGCAATATCTGAATATCCTTGAAAATCTTGTGATTGAAAAGCAATTAATCTTCGAGTTCTCTCTTTAGGATTAGATAAATCCAAATCTTCAGCTAAAGATAATGGATCAATCTGATTATATTGAGCCATTGTTAAAGAATTATCTCTTAAAACCGCTTTATCAACAGTACTACCCTTTACGTTTACCAAAATTCCATCATCTATTGTATCCCGACTCATTTCTAAATAAATCATTTCCCCATCTTTACCTGTATCCTTTATATAATGAGTCTCATCATACTGTGTTTTCATCATCTGTACTGCCCAATTACACATTTCATAGAAAACACGCTCAACAACCATTGCAACGATATCATCAGAAGTAGCTAAATCACCTTCTCTGGTAATTTGTCTGGCAATCCCTGACTCATTTGGCACTCTTTCCCCACGAGTCGTTGCATGAGTATTGAATTTACTATCAATCTGACTTCTATCATTCTGTAACATCTGTAATAACATCGGAGAAGGCATCTGTGCAGGTATCTGCATAATCGCCTGATTGATATTTTCAGCTCCCTTTATCCAAATTACTTCATCAGGATCATTAGTAATACTCTCTACATCGTCTTTTTGTAAATATGCTCCTGCTACCGCCAATTTAGGGATAGCTCTATCTGCAATTGTAGTTATCTGACGACCACGCTTATTTACACTATCCTGCAAATCAAGAGATTGTTCCACCGCAGTCGTATCGTCAATCGGATGATCCCCTAAATTCTGATAAGTAAAAAAGATATATGGTTTACGAGGTTTGTTAAAATGATTAAAATAAACAGTCTTTTCTTCTTCTTTATATCCTTCCCAGTCATAATAGGGATTCTTCATCTTTTTAAGAATTATCTTCTTATATTTCCAACAAACAGCTTCATAAACTTTACCGCTTTCATCATACCAAGTATACCAAACCTCTTGATATTTTAATTTAGTCGGTCTTTTTTGATTATCTTTATCTAAAATCGCTAATTCTTTTAATAACTCTTCTTTCTTTTCGGGAAATTTTGATAAAATTAAAGATAGAGGTTCTTCTTTATATTCACAAATATATTCCATTCGATCTGCTGTAAATCCATCTTCAGGATAAGTAGCTGTATGATCAAATATAATATTATTCGGATTAATATTTTCAAAAGTATAATCACCATTCTCAACCGAATCATCCCACCAACACTTAACTACTCCCACAAAAGAAAGATGATTATCACGAATCCCACGCTTAATTACTCTACGACTCATATCACGATGTAATTTAATTTTTAAAGCCTTCGTTAAATTCTTAGCATTTTCAATCTTTTCAAGTTCATTATTAGTAGCCGTTACAATAATATCAGGGATTTTGTTTACCGCTAGAGAAATTCTAGTTTCAAGATTTTGATAGATTAAATTATCAACATAACCTTCAGTCCAAGAATGAAGTTTATCATTGTCTATTTGTTTACCAAGCCAGTATTTCTTATTACGCTCACGTCTAGTTTTTAACTTTAAAGTATTTTCATAGAATATTTGGGAATCAGAGATTTTTCTATCGATAAGATCAGCAAGTTCTTTTTCATCCTGTTCTAAGTCAAAAGGATTAGTTTCAACAACTACCTCTTCTCCTTTTTGTTCAGGAATTTCAATAGTATCTTTAGAATTTAAAATGTCCATAGTTTATTCCTCCAATCATTCAACCCAAAATTTTGCCTTGCATTTAGTATTTACAAGATAGCCGTTTTTATAAACCTGGATTGAACCATGACATTGAATTACTTTTGGTGATTTTCCCGCCTTCTCCATCTCTCCAGTAACAATAATCTTAATACTATTATAATATTCAAAAACCACCTTCCCACAGATAGGACAATGGAACTTTTTTAAAACATTATCTCGTTTGTCATCTAACCAAATACTAATCTTGGGTTGTTCTCCTGTTAAAGGATAAGGTACATCCATAATTATACCACTAAGTTTTTAATTTATATACTTCCAGCTTCGATGTTTATTATCTTTTGTAAATTGTTTCCAAAAATCTGGCGTGATTATATCACCATGAGTATCAACTTCAAAGAAGTTTCCCTTTTGAGGGAATACAGGCTTAATTCCTCCCCCTGTATTTAACATTACTTTTTCTAATAAAGCTACAGAAATGGCGTCATAGCAATGATCACTACCAGAACTATCCACATCCTCACTAGGTTTACCAGAACTAGGACTATTATAAACTAACTCTGGGAGTGTTTCAATTAAATTTCTACAACTCTCATGTACTTGTAAGTATGGTCGACCATCAGGAGCTTCAGATAAATACTGATGCATAATTGCCAGTCGATTTAGTCTAGCATTATGAGAAAGGGTTTTACCTCTTTGGATTCTAGTAATTCCATTCTCTCTAAAAACATCAGCAATAGCTATATGACCCTGTACTGTTGCAAAACAATCGTGAGGTAAAATAATACTCTCAATCGGCTCATTTTTAATGTACGACATTATCTGCTTCGCCCACTCTTCAGGATTCTTACCACTCTGATAAAGTTCCCGATAAGCATAAATCCGCATATCTGGAGTATGAGCCAACCAAATTGCACAACCTGGAGCATTAAAGCCCCAATCAAACCCAATCGTTTTTTTACACAATTCTAAAGGATATTCAAAATGTTTAACAACGTGTTTATCAGGTCTCCATTCCGTAAATACCTGACCTGAAAATACATCCCAATCTCCTTCTAAAAACGCTTTTCTAAGATCAGTCGGCAACTTCTTCAATTCCTCTAGGTAGGTAGGATCAGCTTTCATTAGAGTATAGTTATCGTAAACCTTAGCAGGAATAAACTCGTGATCTGGATATGCGTGAGTAATAAACTCACTTTTAACCCAACCATGACCTACCCCTCCAGGATTACCACCTAGATAAATCTGGGTTTTAATCTTAGGATTTGTAGTTCTTAAACAGCTTCTTAAAATATCAAATTGGTATTTAGTGAAATTAGTACATTCATCAATACCAATATCATCAAACTCTGATCCCTGATACTTCAAAATATCTACCTCGAACTGAGCTGAACCCAACTTCAAATAGCTCCCATTCGGAAACATAAACCGACTATCCTTAGAGTTCCAATCTAACCCTTTCCACTCCTCTTGGATTTTAAAAATATGATTTTCTTGTAATTCTGGAAATGTTCGTCTTAATAATAAACCTTTAGAATTTGGATACTTTAACCGTCTTAAGATTTGCTTAGTCCGTATCGCCCAACTCTTGCCTCCCCCCTTACTTCCACCATAAAGAATAAACTTATTACGGCTCTTGAAAAACCGTTTCTGCTTTTCATTGGCAACAATACTAACATTAATTAATTTATCCATTTAGATTTTGAATTGTTTTTGATACTCCCTTACCAATATCTCCCGAATGCTCAATCATCCTCTCTTTTACTCTTTGTAACCCCTGCTTTAACCTCTTTTCCTGGCTCTTTTGATTTTCTATAAAACTATAAAGTTTAGGACTACCTTTTAAATCTTTTTCTTCCGCGTACTCTTTTACCTTATCAGGATACAATTTAATAAAATCAGGATTCAATTCCAATTTCCGACTCATCCGATTATAACTATGTGGTTGGATAAAATCAGCTCCGTGCTGTCGTTGATCCTTCTCTACATCAATTCGATGCGATGATCGCATTGGCGTTACTTTCCCCACTCCTTTAGGATGACTGTCCCAATACTCCTCACTTTTACGCTTACATTCTAAACAAGGCAACACTCCATATTGGCTGTCAATGACTGCCTCACCTTTTAAACATCTAGGGCAGACAATCCGACCCCCTATCTTTAACCGATCATTAATATCTTTGTATTCCATAAATTAACTTCATCACCTTTCTAAAAAAACTATCTTTCATTTGATAAGCGTGAGACCCATCACTACAATGAATTACCTCCCATTTCCTATCTTTATGAAAAGAAGTTAAATACTTATTACACTTTTTACATTTAGGATGGTTATTCATAATTCTTTGATTAACTCTCTGGTTCGATCTATCTCACCTTTATAAATACTCTTTTCCTCATTTAACACTTCAGCACTCTTCATCTTTACCCCACCACTTCTCTCACTATTATCCTTCATTATCTTCTCTTCTTTCCGTTTCTCTTCCTTCTTCCTAAATTCCTGCTTTACCTTATCCTTAACTCCATATAAATAAAACAAAATATTTAAGAGCCCAAAGAGATAACCAATTATAAATAATAACATATCTTATTCTCCCTCCAAATGTAACACAAAAAGACAAACATTAACCCTCTTATTGAGATTGACCCCACACCTGTACGACAACCCCATTCTACTATAAGAAGGATTTGTAAGTAAGTCGTTGTGTGAAGGACTATCCTTCCAAGCTTGCAATAACCTTGATGGTTGCCACTTTCCTAACCCTAAATTCTCTCCACAAGAAACTGTCTCTAAATGACAAGGAAAACCCTGATACCCTATTAAAACCCAAGAATGTTGCCCTTTACTGTCTATATGACTCCAGTAGCTATTATCAATCATATCATTAAGCTTAACACTTGAAGAACTAACCAGTCTAGCATCAGAAACAAGTCTCTGTAACCCCAAGCTATCTCGGTACTCATTAAATAATCCATAAAATTCACTTTGGTAAGTATCTATCTCCAACACTTCATACTCATAACTTGATACCTTCTCATAACTAATAGGTACACTCTTCTCATTATCATATCTAACCTCTTCCTTATAAATTAAAGATTCTAGCTTGGAAACTGTATTGTCCTCATTAGGCAACACTAGAAAAGCACTCGGAGTTAATAGTAATATTAAAACTAATAAAATGAAAACCATCCTATTCATACTTAATCCCTCTGTCGATAATACTTAATATTCCCTATTATCCCCCCCACCTTACTCGCTATCCCCCCATAGACCCCATTACTCAAATACTCCCTAATCTCTTTATTACCCGCCTTGCTAATCTCTTTCTCCTCCTCTGTCTTTAACCTCGTCTTAAACTCCTTCTCCATCCTCTTCCTAATCTTCATGTCAAACCTATTCAACCTCTCATCATTCAACTCCCCCTTACTATCCCTACCATATAACGACCTTACCCAATTAGGTATAAACCCTAACTCACTATCTACCCCCTGAATTAACCCCCACCACCTCTCAAGTTCCTCCCAGTACCTTTCCTCATAATTCTCTGTAATCCATTTAGCCTTTACCCTCTCCGCCTTCATCTCGGGGATCGTAACCCCATCAATTATCTTCACCCTGACTCCCCCTATCTTCCCTGCCCACTTTTTCCCATCAACCTTTGCTCCCACCTTTAAACCCATTATATTATCAATATCATTCATATAACCCCCTTATTTGTTTTATCTTTTCGAGACTAAATACCTTATCGTCTATAAAAAATAACACCCCTACAGGACAATCATTCCTGGTTATCAATACCCCCTTCTCTTTCTCTAACTCTCTCAATATCTTCGTAGCCCCCCTACTTATCTCTCTTATCCCATATTCTTTAATTGTCAGTACATTGTCCGTTTTATTATCTTCCATGTCAGTACTTTATCATATTGTCAGTACATTGTAAAGGGAATTGTCAGTACATTCATAATAGCTACTTTTTATCAAGGGGGGCTATACCTCCCTTTATTTTTTTATAGTACTGGCAACGTGGTACTAGCCCCCTCTATCAACTTAAACTAGCAATCAGGTTCTGATTATTGCCGTTATAATAATTGATGATGTTTTATCCAGTGGGATATATGTTTAGGGCTATAGATAGGCTTTAATGTCGCAGATGATTGATTGTGCGACCTTTATTCTAACGTGTTAGAGATTATCTCAATACTATTTAGCGTATTCTTCCACTTCTTTAGAGCCAAAATTAATTTGAATAGCTACTGTGCCTTGTTGTTTATCGTTATTGACGATATTGAGCACTTGCCTCTCCAACGCCACGCCTTCATTAAGTGTCTCTTTTGCTTCTCTGTAATTACGCGGCGTGAACTTCTTCCTCTGTATATAATCTGCTCCTATCTCTTGTAGTATTTTAGAAATTGTCAGATGTCTGTTGTTTGCTTCTTCTTGTCTATCTGCTAGCTTGTCTAACCATTTAACCTTTATCTGTTCGAGTTCTTTCTTGGTTCTTTCACCTCTTAACCTAACCCATTCTTCTTTTCTGCATTTTAAAGCTATTGTTCTTATACTTAAATTATACTTCTTTGATATCTCTCTTAGAGTTTTATCGGGATTAGCAATGTATTCTCTTCTTATTGTTGACCAATCTATCCTTGTAGTTATATTAGGCATAGTTAAAAGTTTAACCTTGTTTTCTATTATAGCATATTTTAATTATTATCTTAATTGAGGGATTGTACTTGACATTGACGTCAATATGTGTTAGTATTATCTTAATAGTAATTTAAAACATAAAGGAAGGTACATTATGTCTCGCTCATCTCTCATTTATTTCCTAATTGATTGTCAGGGTTATGATCCTGAATATCTCGAAAATTTAGATACTGTTGAATTAGCTTGTTTAGTTGATAGTTTTAAAGGTTTGGAGATATACAATGCTTAACGACCTAAAACATTACCAAGTTAAAAAAATTAACTATCTTGAATATCTTGAAGGTGTTAGCTTCTTAATTGGTGTAGTTATAATTGTATATTTAATAGTTTTAATTTTTTAAAACAGAAAGGATTTAAAATGAAAATAATGCAAGTAAAAGAATATAACAGAATGGAAATGATGGAATATGATAAAAAATGCAATGAATTAGCGGAAGAATGGAGACAGGGAAATTGTTCTTTTCCTCAACAATCATTATATGGATTTTATTACAATGGAAATTTTAGACAAACGGGATATGTTGCTTTTGATGGGAGAAGAGCAATTTTAAGAAAAACCAAAAAACAAGCAATTCAAGATTTTAACAAAATGATCTAATTGTCCGCTTCCCTTGCTCTATCAGCTTTTGAAGGGCAAGGATAAACGAATAATTTTATAGAAAGAATTAAAATGATAACAAAATTTATAGTTAAAAACAAAATAAGTTCGGGATTTTATGAATTTAGACCAGTTGAATATATTGTTACTATTGAAAAACCAGCAGAATTAGAAATTACAATTGCTAATGCTTATCAAATATTTTGGAATAATTTTTTAAAATATGGAATTGATAGAAAAAATATAAAATGCGTAGAAGGTGAAACCCATTTCACTGAATTTCCTATTGATAAAATTAAACTCTCAAAAATAAAAGTTTTGAACATTTCATTAGTTAAAGATAAAAAAACCAAAACCTGCCCCTATTGTGGAAAATAAATAAAATTGAAGCACTTTAAAAATTAAATACTGCATTGAGAAAAGAAAATCCAAAAGGATAAAATATGCAAATACCAAAAGTAGAAAACATGATAAGCTCAAATGGTAACACTGTTGCGAATCAGTTTATCATTCGATTAAATAGTATAGGAACATTTTTCCAAAGCTATAACTCTATAATCGCAGGTAAAACCCCTGAAGGAATTGTATTAGATAAGTATTACTGGAATTATTCAAAAACTACGGGAAAATATCGCAATATCTTTCTAGGAGAAACTAAGAAAGAAACAGAACAAAAGATAAAATCAGGCGAGTATATACTTACTGATTTGAATGGAGGCAAGTAATGAAAAATTATATCTTTGCCGTCTTTGATAACGGCGGAAAAACACAGGACAGATATACCATTTTAACTGAACCGTGGTATTTTGGAAAATCTTGTGAATGCCTAGGGTTATCGGATAATTGTGATACTCCACAAGGTTTTTCACAGTGGAACGATTGCTTTTATGGAGAACATCTCGGAAAACAAATTAACTTTTCAAACTTACCAGAAAACGTGCAAGAACACGCTCTTAATAGAATTATAAATTAACCTCTCTTCTCAATGCTAACCAATTTAAACGGCTTTCATTGACTTGAGAGCCGTTTTTTTATGTCTCAATCTTAATTTAAACCTATAGAAAGGTAAAACATGAATATTATTATTCAATTTCTAGCTCAAATCTTCTTAAGTGAATGATTTTAAATAGATAAACTAGCAGTGTTGTTGTAACATTGCTAGTTGTACCCCTTAAACATGGTTTAGAATGTACAAAAAGCAATGAAACGCAAAAAAATACGGAAACTGACTTTCTAAATCGACAGATTTAATTAAGAAGGGGAAACTCTAACTTGTTAGAAAACTACAAAAGACCCCAGTTAAGAGGTCTTCAGCAGAATAGTAATTCCAATAAAGGAATCATAAATACTATACCATATTTCCCCGTTTTTGTCAAGAGATTATATGCTGCACTTTGGGCTTTGACAGCCTAGACATCATTAAGACAAACTTTTTATGACAGGTAGGGCATATCATATATTTATCCTCATATTTTGTAATTTGATACGAAACGTGTCCACAAGGGAGTCTTATAATCGTTTTTGGAGTTTTACGATCTCTCTCTTCAAATCTTCTATATTCATCTGGAGTTATAATCTTATTCATTATTTTTTTTAATACCTTTTTTAAAAAACGATAATAATTTATATTTTGTCGATTTTTTATTCCAATTACTCTTATTTATACTAAAATTTATAAAAGTATTACCTTCTCCAATAACAAAAGTTATAGGCATACCCAACCAATCATTTATATCTAAAATACAAAAATATATAAATTGGTACTTACCATTAAACTTTTTATTATTTAATAATAATTTCATTTTTAAAAGATTAATAATATAACCCAAATAATAATACCCCAAAGAAGTACATTGGCAATTAAATTTATTAAGTTTTCGATTCCATCAGGTTCGTGCATTTAATTCTCCTTTAAAGTATTTCTATTTTTACCAATAATCGTGATAGTTTTACCTGATAATCCAATATATTTAATAAACATTCCTAATAATAAATATTCTCCATCTTGGTAATCCGCAGCAAAAGCATCTTGATGTAATAAAATTGCAACTTCACCTTCTTGATTAGCTCTTTCTACCATTTTTTTAGCTTCAGGAAGTTTATTTTCAATAAATTCAATTAAATCTTTCTCTCTTTTTTTAATTTCATTTTCCATTTAATTTCTCCATTTTTTCTTTATAATATTTAATTAAATCTTCAACTTCCCAATCCCTAAATTTCACGTTTTGAATCGAAATACTGCATAATTCATCATATTCTTGCTTTCCGAGCTTATCAATAGCCCAAACTGTCTTTTCGGTAGGATGCGTATCAATATATAGATGACAACCATAACACATCCCAAAAGCGTTGAACTCATTCCACCTTACTGATTGTTTAGTTCTACCTAATATATGAGCACAATGATAACCTGTTGACTTCTCTTTCTGTTGTTTCCCACATCTTTGACATACCCATTTATCACGAGTTCTAATATATAACGAAAATATCTTATCAAGTTTACCTTTTTTACCTTTTTGATAGAGGCTCATTTAGAAACTCCTCCCAATCTTCTTTAAGAATTATCATTTTATTGCCTATATATTTTATGCCATCTTCATCAGGTTCATTACGATATTTTTTAATTCGCCACTTCACAAACGATTTAAATATCCCAGGTTTTAAAAACTCTTTCATTTCCTTAATCTCATAACCCTTATAAAGTCCGTTTTGATAGAGCTTCATTTTATCTTCTTTAATTTGAGTTTATTGTTTTTCCTTTTTCCAAAATGTTTTTTTAAAGGTGAATAAATAATCATATCTAGTAAATTTGGAATTGCCACAAATTTACAATATATTCTATGTTCTCTTTCCGCTTCTTCTATTAGATCAAACATTTTACTCCTTAATAGTTGGCATTGACAATATCTTATAATTAACTATCTTTTTAACATTTGCTTTAATCTCTTCATCCGTATAAAATCTCCACTCTCTATCTCCTATCAAAGTTGAATTGACAGGTTTATCTACAACTCCTTTTCTTTCGTAATCCATAAGAGTCATATATGACGATCCGATATTAAGATGAGGATATTTTTCCCCAGCTTCTTTTAAGGCTTTTAACATTTCGCCTCTAGTTTTTAGTGTTTCCACAATGGCACTCCTTTACATCTTTTGGTAATTTCCAATTATGACATTCTTTACACATTACAATTCTCACGAAACGCTCATAAAATTTACCCTCTTTATCCGCTAATCCTGTTTCGATTGCTAAATCACTTCTACTTAATACTCTCGCTTTATCAAAAACTTCCCTAATCTCTCTTTTATTCTTATTTCTAACATGAGGTAAAATCATTTTCAGCTTATCCCAAGTCATATCAGCCACTTCTTCTACTTTAAAGTCATGTTTCATTATATAAAATTCATATAGAGATATATACGCATAAGCCGTTGACTGTTTAATTCCGATATCCCCATTCGCTAAAAAAGTACCCCAAGTATCATAACCCCCATCTCCTAAGAGTAGATACGTTTCATTCTTCCGAAACTCCCAGAGTATCCTTCCAATTTCAAAAAACATCATATTATGGGCGGCAATCATTCCCCGTAACTCATCAAGCATATTTGTGGCTGTAATCATTTTATCTTTATCAATCATAATTATTTATCCTTGTTCTGCGAAATTCTGATAGTCCTTTTGGGTAAACTTTTTATTTTATACTTCTTCCTAATTTTAGAAATCTCTGTAGAGGATAAGTTACAAGCAAAAGCAACCATTTCACTTATCTCTCCTTTTTTCAATAACTCCACCGCTTTTTGTTCTTTTTCTTTATTAATCATCTTATATAGTGTATATTATTATAATTCTCAAACATTTCTAAAAACCGTCTTGTCATAATTGCGTTGTAGAAGCTTTGGAAGACTAACAATACCAGTAAGAACACAATTAGTATCTGCAATATCTCTTTGTGGTTATCTATATACCACTTTTTAAATTGCTTAATTTGTTTTTTGTGGTTAGCTTTTTCTTCCTTTATCAATTGTTTACTGATACGGTTAAGAGTAGGTGTATTATGGTCGGGATTACCGCAATTATCCCCATAATAGTGTGTTTGACCTTCTTTACTATCTTTAAACATTATTTTTCCTCCACTAATCCATATTCTTTTATAATATCTTCAAGCTCTTTATCTATATAATTATAACTATAGTCGAAATCATGTGACTGATCTTCAATCTCTGCATTATTTATCCTTCCTATTACTTTTTGAAGTTCTGAACAGAAGAAATTCTTAATAGCTGAATAATCTATAAATTGACTGTGTTTAAACTTTTTATCAAATCTCTCTTCAAATCTCTCTTCAAAACTTGTTTGTTTGGTCATTTTGTTAAGTTCTTCTCTTGTTTATCTAAAATCTTACAAATAAAAACCAATTTTGTTTTCAACCCATTTTCTAGTTCCACTATTTAATTGCATTTTATTACTATTTTTTCTATACCATTCCCTTACTTCACCATATCTATCACCATTTTTAGATAAATGACCTTGAGCCTTTCCAGCTCCAATCCAGTCACACACCATTTCAATTCGACATTTATTTGGCATTGGAAGAGAAATTTTCTCTCCATCGTCTTGTCTTAAAATCCAATATTGCCAATGATGATCGTTTCTATGAATATGTTTTAACCATGCAGTATCAAAAGCAAGATTCCTTCCTGGAATATGAAAATCTGAATAATAAGATGGAGTCTTCCCGTAAAAATAATTCATATAAGAAAACCACTCACTTAATAATAATTTACTTAAATCATGAGTAAAAGCTCTTTGATATAAACCCTCTCGCCAACATTCTAATCCTACATACCATTTATGTTTAATTAAATACCAGGCATATTGAAAATATTTCTTCATAAATTCTCCTTGTTATTTATTACACTCTTAAGTCTTAGATAGGATTGCGGATTTTAACCGCTTACATTTTCGACCTTTCCTACATGGATTAGACCGCCTATCTAAGATTAAAAGTGCAATCCTTGTTTCTCTTTTTTAGTATAAACTTTGATATTCATATATATTTCTCCTACAGTTTATTAGCTTGTTCTAAAAGCTCATCAGCTTTCTGTTTTAGCTCTTCTGCTTTATCTATCAACTGTTGTTTCTTTTTATTATCTTTACTATCAATACCTGTTATCTCTAGGAAAATAGTTGCATCAAAATTAGGAAGATTAAGAAACTTTTGACGATTTTCTTCACTTGTATCTTTCCAAAAATTAGACCAAGCCTCTTTGTAGGTATAAGTCTTTAAATAACCACCTCTAACATGAAACTCAGGATCAGCTTCTTTCTCCTTATCTGTCATATCTTTTTCTTCAACCCACTTCGTAAGATAATATTCATCAAAAGATGGATGATCTATTTCATCCCATTTTTTATTAGTTGGCTTGTTAAACATTCTAATAGTCGGTTCTTCTGAATTAAATATACCACTTTCTCTATTGGTTGAATTCCCGTACCCACTATTCCAGTCCCCACTATTCCAGTACCCGCTATTCCTGTCCCCACTATTCCTGTACCCGCTATTCCAGTTCCCGCTATTCCTGTCCCCGCTATTCCTGTACCCGCTATTCCAGCCCCCACTATTCCAGTTCCCGCTATTCCAGTCCCCGCTATTCCTGTACCCGCTATTCCAGTCCCCACTATTCCAGTACCCGCTATTCCTGTCCCCACTATTCCTGTACCCGCTATTCCCGTACCCACTATTCCCGTACCCACTATTCCAGTACCCGCTATTCCTGTTCCCGCTATTCCCGTTCCCGCTATTCCAGTCCCCACTATTCCCGTACCCACTATTCCCGTACCCACTATTCCCGTACCCGCTATTCCTGTCCCCACTATTCCCGTTCCCGCTATTCCTGTCCCCGCTATTCCTGTACCCGCTATTATCTATACCAGTATTATTTTTATCTTTCATAATAAACTCCTTTTTAATTATTATTCCCTACAAGCTGGTGTGCGTCAGCAAGAGCAGTGCTTTGAGAAACAAAACTCAACCCATACCAGCTTGTAGAGAGAGAAGGCTTCAAACTTTCCGCAACTCGAGTACTTAGGATGTCATCTGCCTTCTGCTAACTACACTTATCTTTATGGCAACGTGGTGTGGAGACTGATCGCTGTAAACAACGAAATCGTTGCATAAGAAAAGCTAATTGTTAAGTATATATCTAATTAAATCTTCCGCTTTTTCTAATGTTGTAAATACTGCTATCTTTTTGTTTTCCTCTGGAGTCTTTTGAAATACTCGGTAGTCATCTTGAGCATACTTGCGAATGTAATACCCTTCTATATACTTCACATAACCTACTTTTTTACAATAAGATTGTATTGACATATTTTTACCTCTGGGTTGGTAGTAAGTTAGGGAGCGATAGTCGACTTCTCATTCCCGCCCACTTACAGGGACTTCTTACCAACCCGCAGATTAAAATAGTGTTTTCTGATCAGGTTCCTGCTTTCGCTGTTTATCATCTACAAAAGTATAATCCACTAAGTAATACTTCTGTCCTTTTTTAATATCTTTGTTAGTATATTGTGCGACAAATTGATTAAAGGTATTCTTATGAGCTTTTAAACTTAAATCGGAAGGGGTTAAAGTCATTATCTTATCGTGATACCTTACTTTAATCCCCTTGTTTTGCTTAATACATCTTTCTACTTGATAAGAACGCAGTGTTATCATACTTCCAAACCTTAACTCTTTTTTGTGCTCGAAAGTTTCAAAGTCCATAATTACCTTCTAACTTGTTAGAATAATTATTATTTCAATATTTTATCTAGGTCTACTGATTTTCCTTCATCTTTATTAAAAGGGTCTTCACTTTTCCACCACGCTTCCCAATCAATATTCAAAGCCAGATAATCAGCTTGTATCTTAGGACTAATTACCTCTTTAGGTGTCGGCATTACTGAATACTTAGTTTCCTTCTCTTTACCAGTTCTAGTTACTGAAATATCGTAGTCAATTGGATTTCCCCACGCCTTACTATTACTTAAAGCTACTAATGCTTTTCTAATACTAGCTTGAGTAACTACCCATATCTGCACTACCTTTTCGTTATAATTCCAGACAGGCATCGCCCAGAAAAACTTAACATCCCTCACCTCTTCATCAAAACTATCTACCTGAAAACCTTGAGTGTCATCATCTTTGACTCTTACTGGCTTACTTACTTTCTCTTGCTTGTCATTAACACCATCCTCCCAACCCTGCCAACCCATAATTGGCTTATCAAGTATTCGTAAAACTGTTTCCCCTTCCTCTAATTTTGTGTAATTAGAAGGAGGCGTTTTCTCTTTATAATCTTTCGGCAAGAAGTCATTATTCATTTTTGATCCTTTCGTTAATTTTAGATACCTTGTAAGGTCTTATGTAATATTCTGGTTGCTGATTCTCTAATTGTTCTCTCTCATACTGATCTCTCTCATATTGATCCTTTAAATCATCCTCATAATTTCTAATATGTTCGTTCTCACTTTCCCAACCGTAAAAGTATGACATTTTTATCCTCCTCGTAATTACTATTAATTCTATTCCTTTATATCATATCTTGATGTCAATGTCAAGAGGTATATTATCTTGGTTTTTTTCTTGCAAAATAAATTGGATAGAATAACATTAGTAATTCGGGTCTGGCTTGATCGATAGCTTGTTTGATTAACTCTTTCTTTTTCTTTGTTTCCACAACCATAAATATATTGATAATATTCTCGTTGTTAATATTTAAGTTTTCTAATGTTGTTAGACAAAGAGCGGGTAATTGTTTGAATTTAGCTAAGTAGGAGAATTGTTCTTTAGTTAGCATAAATATCATTTATTAAATCAATTAAGGCACTTTCTACCAAATCAAGTCTAACTTCAATACTATCCCTATTCATGTGCGAAAAAGAATTAGTGTGATGTTCAATAAAATCTCTTACACTACCTTTAGGATATTTAGACAACCTTTCTTTTTCTTCTTCCCTCCACTTTTGAGATATTTTCCTACATTCTCTAAAGTCTTTTTCTATTTTGTTTATTTGTTCTTTAGTTAGAGTCATTTTTTAATATTTTGTACTAATAATTCTAATAAAGCATAGGTTCTCCTTCTTGAGCAGTTCTGGGTTTTCATAAATGTTTCCAATTACTTCAAGTTTTATTCTTCCTTCATAATCTGCTATTTGGGAAAAACTTGGAGCTGCTGTATTATCTTTATGTTCTCTACCCCAAGCACAAAATCCCCATACTACTCTTGATTTATCATTAAAAATATCCCCCTCATATATCTCTTTTCCGTTTTTATCGTGGAGTCCTGTGTATTGCATTAAATCAAATCTAACTTGGTTACGGGTTTCAGTGTGTGCAAAATACTCCATTGCGTGCATATCTATCATAGTTTTATTTTCTTTATCCCAAGCTCGAAATTTAATTTCTCTATTCATAGGTTCTCCTTTAATTTATCTTTAAAAACATTATCAATTCTCTTTTGTAATTTATCTAACGACTTGTGAAATTTATATGAAAAATTAACTTTCCACTTTAGTAATTCTTTCTTCTTCATAAGTTCTCCTCTAGTATTTCATTTATTATTTGTTTAATTGTTTTACCTGTTTTTGCCGATTTTATCTTCAATTTTTCGTGATGCTTTTTGCTGATATGAATACTCTTTCTAGCGTTTTTGTATATTTGTATACTCATATAATTCCTCCCCCATTCCCGTAAATGTAATGCCTCTGGCTCTTCCCTTTCTCCCCTACCCCTGTGATGATGGTTTGCTATGCTGGTTTGTAGATACCCTTAGTGTTTCTTCTCTTCTTGTGGCTTCCTAGAAAAAGTCTAGGTCTTGATACTCTTACCATATCTATATCACAGTACGCAGGTCTTCAGGTTTGAACGCCGTCGTGTGTAAGAGTTGCTTACACAAAGGACATATCTTTTTAGATACGTCTTTTCTATAAGGAACTATCTTACTATTTTTCATTAAATTCAATATTAAAGTTCGGACTTCTTTGGAATAATAATTTTCTTTCATATAGGCTAACGAATTTTCCCACCAACTTAATTTATCGGTTTGTTTTTCATTAAGATTATGTTTTTGGGAATATGTTTTTAGATTGGAGATTAACTTTTCTTTACGAAAGATATAACTATTAAGGAAAGTATTAACACTTGTACTATCACAAGTCTTTTGACCGTTAAATCCAACTATCGATGCTTGTATTTTTGTAGGTATTTTCATAGTTTAATTAAAAAACCGCCGACCATTGAAAAATGATTAGCGGTTGTCTGGGTTTAATAATTTTGTGACGATATTTTTTATTTTTTCTTCATTTCTACCAATCTCTCCCCCAATATGCCATTCAGTTATATCCTTAGTTTTTAACCCTTTGTTTCCTAAATAATTTTTACCATCTTTGTAATTATAAATTGTAATACATCCTTCTGATGTAAGAATAATCCATTCCGCATCTGTTTTATCTTCTCCCTTATTTGGTTTACCGAATGTTTTAACCAATCTATTATAAGAAATATCTATATAATCTTTAAATGAAGTTCCTGCAATGGGAGAGTAGTGAAAATCTGGAATACAAACTTTTATTATGTCCATAAAAAAATCCCTCTGTTCGTTGGGTCTGGGCTGTAGGTTCTGCGACAAACCGTTACAGACCCAGCGAATAAAAGGATCTTTTGTCGCATATTTACAGCCTTATTTAATTCAAATTACATACTAGCACAAACAAAAAGAAATGTCAAGAACCCAAAAAGCCAACCATTTCTGGAAGGCTTGTTGAGACTTGTTGTTTAATATTATATCACGTTTAACTATATATCGAAACCATATATCATAATAATAATATTTTGATATACAAGAAAACGGGAAACTAAAGGGAAACTAAAGGGAAACAAAAAAGAGGCAAGTTGACTATGAATACATAGTATTGGCTTACCTCTCCAAAGAAAGAGGTAGGATAACTGCCCAGCAACCTACCTCTCACCTTCATTATATCACTTACTTCCTAGAACTTGGCTAATTTTATAAACTCCCGAACTTGATATTCCAACCGCGAATCCAATCTCTAAACTTGGTAGACCAAACCACTTAAGATAACCAAAGACTGTACCTGCTATTACTGCTACCATAAAGAATACAAAAGACTTCCAATTACGTTCAAAAGCAAATTGTATTCCGTTCACAAGTCCAATTAAAACAAAAGCCGCCATTACATAACCTTCTAATTCTGGCATAATAATTCACCTTCTTTCGTTAGATATATAATTTATTAGTAATAAAAAGAGAGACAGAGTTTCAATGTATGCATATTGTAAGCCTGTCTGCCTCTCTCCTAGAAATGGATCACCTCACTTTCGATGGTGTACTTTCGTTCTGGGGAACTTGTATCCACCACGTCTCTTGAAGGTAAAAGTATTTTTCTCTGCAATGCGTAGAAGCATTAAGTCATACTGTGAATCCCAATAGATTTCACCTCTCTTCATTCTCTCATCACGTCTGTGAATCATTTTACTAAAAGAATGTTGATCCGCATGATAAGCGTTAAAAGCTTGAGCTAAGTCTTTGTGGATTTTTTTATGACATTCAAGACAGATTAAAATACCGTTTGTGGCGATATCAAGGGTACAACCTCTAGTTGCGATTGAAAAACGCTGGGGAATAATATGGTGAACTTGAAGCTCAACAGTGCTTCCACAAATTCGCCATTGTCTGCGTTTTGAATCCCATATCGGGAATTGACAGCGATCTTGATCCCTATGGTGAAACCACTTTTTCTGCTCCAAGCTGTAAGCCACAATACACCTTCCTTTCATTAGCAAATGGCTTCAATATGGTTATCTAGTAACACCCTTCCTTTCTGGTTTTGACAATCAACGTATTCAATGATCTGCAAATGGATAGCGTCTAGCGTACACGCGGTAAACGTCACCCTGTCATCGGTCTGGCAATCACTGCCAACCTCCTCAAAAGTACCAACCCACACGATTGAGATTGACCTCATTGGAAGTACCACCTTACACTCTCCTTTCTTAACTTGTGAACGTGCGAATATATTTATCTAGCTCTTTGGCTAGGTTAACGACTCTTTTTTAATGTCTTGTTTAGCTTTGACTAAGGCTGTTGCTGAAACTTCTAAAGCCTTTTGTGCTTCTTCAATACGGTATTGATTAACAAGTCCATTAACTTTCTCCAACTGTTTAATTTTAGTTTCCAGATCGGATACTCGTTGTTCTAGTTCTTTAAATTCCTCTTTGATAGGCATATTAGGATTTGTTTAATATATCTTGTATCTTTTTCTTTAAGTTATCGTATTTATTTCTCCACGCAGTAAGTTCAGTTTGAGTCTGTTTTAATTTCTGTTCACAAGTTTGAACAGGTGGAGTAGGAGTAGTAACTGGTTTAGATTTCTGCACTTCCCAACAAGTATAACCTGTAACTTTCCACGCTGGATCAAGGTTTTTCCAAGATATCCATTTCTTGTTATTCATCCAACCCTCTTCACGACTAGCCCCACTATAAATAGGATCAGCATAACGGATAGAGTTATTATTATCATCAATGCCTGTAATTAAAATAGCATGAACCCCGTTATAGTTCATCCCCTTAATTGGCATTTTAGAATAATCAATAATGGCAATTAGTAAATGACCATAATCTAGAAATTCCTTGATCTGTGAAATTGCGATTGGCTTGTGTTGGAATAGAGGAAAACCAAGCCACTTAGCGGATTTAACCGCCCCCTCAAAAGTAGTAGTTTTAGGGTTATTATCCCCATTTTTAACAATATTAATAATAGCGTTTTGTCTACCTGTTAGATAGTTGTCTATCATTTTAAGGCAAGTCTCGACACAAGTACCCGACTTCTTAACTCCATCCTTATAGTACCACATTGTATCGCCATCAAACTGACTGGCAAAATAATTTATATCTATACTTGGCATAATAAGCTCCTTATTGAAGAATATGATAAACAATTAAACCGACTAAAGTACTCAAAATTGCACCACTTATTGTCAATAGAACTGTTATTCTAGTCTTTTCGGTTTCCAAACTATTAAGCCTATCCTCATGATCCTCAATTCTTTTTAATACTTCTGTGTGCTGAATAGCAGTCACAAAAGACTTACTCATCTCATTTAGAGCCGCCTCTACCCGCACAAGTGTACCCTTCATCCATGAGGTATCAGTAGCCACAACCGCAATCGCTGTAGCTGATTCAGCGGCGGCTTTGGCGGCGATAGCCGCGTTATGAGAAGCATTAGAAGCCGCATCCGAAGCATTCTTAGCGGCAATAGCCGCGTTTTCTGCAGCAGATGAAACTACTGATATTTCTGATTTCATAATTTTTTCCCTTAAATTGTTAATCTTTTATTAATATCTATTTCCTGGATTAAAACCTGTAGCACCTGCTGCCACTAATTTACGTTGAGTAGGTTCATTATAATATCTACCACCTGGATTAAAACCTGTAGCACCTGCTGCCACTAATTTACGTTGAGTAGGTTCATTATAATATCTACCACCTGGTTTTTTAGCATTTGCCATCACATAGTTACGACCATAGGCATTTCCTCTTGGTGTTTTACTGCGACCATAAGCATTACCTCTTGGCGTTCTACCTTTTGTCATTGTGTAATTTCTACCAAAATCATCTCCACCTGGTACTGGCATATTCACTTTTTGACGACTACCTGTATCAGTATCACCTACTGCTCTTTTTCTCATTGCCTCCATTTGCATTTGTCTGCGATTTAAATTATTCATTCTTTTCTCCTTTTTATTATTTAAAATTTCTCGATAATCTTTTTTTTCAATGTTTTGTCTTTTTTCTTTTTTACGATCACGAGCAATCTGTACTAATTCTTTTTCATCCTCGTAATCTCTTACTGTAGGCATTTTATTTACACCTCCTCTAGGTAATAAATATCCTTTTTAAAATTATCATTATTTTTAGAGCCATTGTAGGGCTTAATGTATTTTTAGGGTTGATACATCAACCACGCTCAACGCACCTTTTTGTATTTTCTCTTTTTTAAATATTCTTTTATCTTGTTTTTAATATTTTGTATAAAATCTTTCATTTATATCTCCAAATTTAATTCTGATGGGGTGTTTGGAACCGTTAAAGAATTTGTTCCCGTATCCCGATTATAAATTGTACTAAATAAATCTTCAAACAATTTTAATTTTCCAGCCACAACTTCAGCAGGATCAAATGGTTGTGGTAATTTTCCTTCATAGAATGAATGTTCTGTATTTGAGATAGCAGCTCCAGTTCTAAGACGTTGTAAAACATCTTTTATTTCGTCTGCATATGTTTGATATTGTTTACCTTCTGATGATTTTAAGAAATATATCGGATTTAATTTCTCATATAATAAATCAGGGTTTTTATTATATAATTCTTTGAGACTAGATAACGCTGACAATCCCGATTTTGAGTTAGCTGCATTTACTGAAAGAGGCTTTTCTTCTTTTTGTTCTAATGATCCATACATAATTTCATAGATATCTTTTAATTGACTAGCATATTTAGGTTGAGCTGCCATTGCCTGAATAAGACCTAGTTTTTGTGGGGTAAGTTGTGGTGTAGTTCCAAATTGTTCTGTACTAGGCGGTACTAACCCAGAAATTAAATCATAAACCTGTTGATTAGGATCAACTGTCTCTGTTTGCAATTCAGGCTCTTTAAGAGCTTCTATAGCTCCAACACGAGGAGCTACATAGCTAGGGACTCCTTGTAGCTTTGAGCCTACTTTACCAGTAACATTACCAATAGCTCCCGCTGCTTTATCAGCAAAAGTTAAAGCTGGAATTTCAGGTACCATTACATTAGGAGTTGTTGTTTTTACTGGAGCTCCTGCTTTTTTAAGCATACTTTCACCTATTTTTTGACGAGTAGCTGCAACAGGTTTTTCAAAATTAGCTCTAGCTCCTATTGACGATAACCATAAATTAGCCCCTTTAGCCTTCATTACATCTGGAGCCCATTCATTTAAAAGACTAAGATTATCAAGATATTGACCAGCACCAGCTACTTGATCCCTCAATTCACCATTAAAAGTATCTCTTAATGTTTTAATAATTTGTTCGCTATCTAAAATATCTCTAGCTTTGTCTAACTTGTTATAAACACCACCTAATTTACTATTAAGCTGATGATTTAAAAATGAAAGAGTTTTAGTATCTGGATTTTTAGTTAAAACATCATCTAAATAATAACTTCCTTCTGCTAAGGTATCTAAAACTGAAGCGGTTTTGCTAGTTTTAAGATAACTAGGAATAGAAGATAACCATTTCTCTTTAATTTTAGTAGGATCAACTATGGTAGGATTATTATCTACTAAATCAATATATTCTTTTAATAGTTTTTCATAAGTTTTACCATACCCTTCTTTACTAACTTTTTCTCCTGCACCCGTAATAATCTTAGATATATCTATTTCTGCCTGTTTTTTTAATTGAAATCCATTAGATCTTTTAGGAGTTTCAAGATGTAAATTTTTTCCCATCATAGAATAAGCTTTATCATCAGCCTGTCCTGCTGTTGCTTGAGTAATAGCTTTACTTCCACCTTTTCCCAGTATGTTAGAGATACCTTGAATTACTCCCCCTGTTGCTGCACCCCCGATTGCTCCCACTCCAGCAGACTCAATACTTCTAACTAAATCAGGTGATTTCTCGGTACCAAATCCAAACAAACCTCCCGACAAAGCACCTCTACCTGCTGCTGTTAAAACCTTACCTCCAGCAGTTGTAGCTGCCCCTCCTCCTCCTGGTACTGCATAGCTAAGCACTCCTGCTGCGTTTTTACCCGCTTGTAGCATACCACGACCTATTCTGTTAATATCGCTAGTTTCACCTTCCTGACGAGCAAAAGGTTGCATCTCTGCTTCAGTATTAAATGGTGATTTATATAATTCTCCACGAGATTCAGCTCCAGATAGTTTATAACCTAATCCATACCCAGCTTCACCTACTAATTTAGCTGTCTTTACAAATGGAGAAATAGCTGTCTGTACTAGACTGCGTAACCAGTTAGGTTTCTCTGGTGTAGGAGTATTAATTGTTGGAGCAGATTGCTGTTCTGAAGCCATCATTTCCATTAGTTTACGTTGAGTATAGTCATCAGGAATACCAGCTTGTTTAGCAAGACTGATTATTTGTTGGGTTTTTTGAGCATCCATAGTTGATCCTTAGTTATTTATAATCATTTACCGAAATTTAATAAATCTAATGGACTTTTACTTAAATTAGATATAAAGGTTGAGGTATTTGAAGTTGGTGTAGTAGTTACATTTAATGGTGTATTCCCTGTTAAATTATTCTTAGATGTAAAATTACTAATAGTTGTAGGTGAAAGAGCAGGTTGAGGAGTATATGGAGTAGTATTTTGTCCTGTTGTTTGTTGATTAGTTGTAGTTAAACCAGCTAAAACTCTAGCCCAAGCATCATCATAATTAGCAGTAGGTTGTGTAGTTTGACCATAATCACCCAAATTTAAGGTAATACCTTCTCCACCACTACCAGTACTATACTTCGCACTTTCTTTTATTTTCTCTAAATCAGCCGCAAGGTTGCTTTGAATTAAAGATTTCTCCATTCCAAACTGTTGCTCATTAAGTCCTAGCTGTTTATCATAGGCACGTTTTTCTGCTGCCAAAGTATTAGCTAAATTATATTCATCAGTAGATAGTTGACGACCTGCATTTATTTTATCCTGTAACATTGCTAATCTCATTTCTTTGTCTGAAGTGAACCCAGTCATTTCACGAGCAGCCCTTTGAGCAAAAGCAGATATTTGACCTCTAAGCGGTTCTAACATCTTATTCTGTTGAGTTGCCAACATATTTAATTGATTTTGAAGATTACCACTAGCTGTTGATAGTTGATCTGAAGCTACCCCCTGACCACTAACTAAACGAGCTAGAGAGTTACGAAGAGAATCACCTTCAGCTGCTATCTGTCGTCTACGTTGAGCATCAGTTACCATAAATCCTTTATCACGAGAGGTAACATCCTCATCAAGTCGATCTAATAAATCAGAGGTATTAAAAGCTTGTTCTCTAACCTCTTGTAACTGTCTTTGTAATTCAGGGATTTTCTCTTCTTGAGATATTCTTTTATAAGCATCAGGTAGACCTTCTTGAGCCTTTAATTCATTTTGTAATTGCTTATATAAACCTGCTTCTTCATTCTTTAATCTAGTCAATAATGCTTGGGTATTAGCTTGTTCTGTTTTGACAGTAGTTGCCTTCTCTTTTTCAATATTCTTTTCTTGGTTATATCTATTTGCCAAAGCCTCTTCTACTGTAGGGATTTTCTTAGTAGTAGGAGTTGGATTAGATTTTGCTACAGTTTTAGCTACAGGTTTAGCTGTTGTCTTAGCTGTGGGTTTAGCAACATATTTAGCATTTAGAGAACTTTCTAACGCTTTATTACGAGAAAAAATACCACTATTACTGGGTCTTGGTACTGATTGAGATTCCTTATTCATCATCGAAAGAATTTGCCTCTCCGTGTAACCCCTCTTAGCTAAAGTTAAAAAATCATTACCTTTTCCTGGAATAAATTTATTAGGTTCTCTTCCCAAAATACTTCTTGCCATTGCATATACTTGTGCATCAGATACAGTTTGTTTTGCCATAGTTATCTCCTAAATATATTTACAAAAAAAGCAGTTCCATATTAGAACTGCTCGAGTTGCTAATATGATTATAAATCTAAACTATTTATTTTTCAATTACTTGCTTTCTAATTTATTTAATCTTTCATTTATTTCCTTAAAAGCCCCGATCATAATTGAGAACATTGAAGTCATCTCTATTCCGTCCGCCCCCTCTATGGGTTCGTCTTTTTTGTTTCGTTTTATTAACTTACCCTTCTTATCAGCTTTTTTATACGAAACCACAGGGAATGATTTATAGTCTAGCATTGGTTTACCGTAAATTGTTTTCTTCTCATCATCCCTTACTTTGATCATTGATAAGGCGGTAAGATCAGAATAGGTTTTACCGTCTGGCATTTCTACACCCTCGTCAAAGAAGCCGAGACAGCCCCTATCCGTCAATGTTTTATAAGATACATCAGCAAAATAATTTGCCGCAGTTCCTAAATTAGTAGCTCCAGCGTCATCAGGATATATATCATTACCAACCGCTTGTAAAATCATATCACCAGTAGCATAGACTGTTCCATTAGTCCCATTATGGGATAATGATACACGCGAATTATTATCATCGTCAAAAACATCAAAACGATTATATCTTCCATTATGACCTAAGATTTGAGTAACCGCCATCGAAGTAAGAGAGATTGTCTTAAACATCTCGTCACCATTAACGTCTTGTAATGACCATGTTTGGTTAGGAGAAGCGTCCGATCCAGTGTTTCCGTCTGCACCAGTTTTTAGTACAAAATTTCCTGAACTACCAAGTAAAATTGGATTAGTGTCATCATGGTATAGCTGTACATATTTATCATTACCTGCTGACATAATACCTAGCTTAGTTCCATTCCTTAAAGAGATATCTAAACCAGCAGGCTCTATATATAGATCTCCACTACAAGTTATTTGACCATTAGTATCATCATGGGAAATAGTAACATTTTTATCATCTCCAGCCGAGTTAATTATTAAACTAGCTCCATTCTTAATTGTTGTACTTTGTAATAATCTTATTCCTGTAGTTGCCCCTATGTCTAAATATCCATCTGCTAGCGAATCAATATATTCATTACCATCGGTTTGAGTAAAAGCTACTTTATCACCAAATAAAGCCCCACCAGTCGGGGAAACATAAGCTAATACATCCGCACTACTATTTTGCCATTCAGTGAGGTTGGCAGTTTGAGTAGAATGTCCTTGTATAGTAAGTTGGATTATGTCATTAACCCCATCTATTACTTGATTACCTGTTAGAGTAATATTTTTGTTATCAAATTCACCCTGAATTAGAGGAATATAGCCTATAGAATTAGAGTTTGCTATTATCAATTTATTAGAATCAGAATCAGCATTAGTCTCAGCTCTATATCCAATACATACATTATATGAACCAGTTGTAGTATTTCCACCCGCACTATCTCCAATAAATACATTACCTTCTCCAGTTGTAATAGATATTCCTGAAGAATATCCATATAATACATTATAAGAACCACCCTCTATTGATTGTCCACTACCACCACCAAAAGCAATATTATATCTCCCAGAACTATAAAGCAAAGCATCTAATACATTTGTCCCAATTCCTAAATTAGTATCTGAAAAAAAAGAAGTTCTAGTTGTTTTAAATATTAGAGAACCACTTGTCATATTTTCCTTATAATCAGAAAGTACTGTACCCAAAGCTGTATCAGAAATATTATCAGTATATGTTGTTGTGGTATTATCATTTATAGAACCTAGATAAAAATATCCAACACCACTTGCAGGAGTTCTATATATATTCCTGCTAGTAACAGCATTAGAACTGCTAGTTGGAATATTACTTAAACTTACTTGTTGATGAGTACCATCAGTTATTACAGTATTTGAACCTATCCCCAAATTGGTTTCACCATGACTTGAAATATAAGTAATCTTGTATATACGTGTACCTGCTTCAACATTTCCTGCTGCTGTTATTAAAGCAGCGGTTGCAGCACCAGCGGAACTCACCACACTAAAATATAAATCTCCACCTTCTTTTAATAAAATATTTCCCCCATTATTTATGGTAATTGCATTTGCTGCTGAGGTAACTATCCTTAAATTATTAGTTGGATCAACTGAAATATAGTTAGAACTATCTCCCACCGCAAAACCGTAAATATCAGTAACATAGTCTAAATATCCGTTTAAATTTCCTACTCTTAGTCTAGTTGTTAATGTATCCCAAGGAACACCAGCATGAGTAAAAACTGACATATATGGAGCATTAGTTTCAGAAGAAGTTAGATAGATTCCTCCTTCACCAGATGCACCAAAATTAACAACTGTTGCTCCTTTTTTCCAAGTAGGATTAGCATCAGCTCCATATTGAGCATCTTTATCACGGGTAACTGTATAGGTTGGAGCTGAAGCAATATCTGTAACCTCGAACCATTCAGAATCCACTCCGTCTTTAATTTGTAAGAAATCACCCACCGCAAATGTTTCACTTCCAGAAATAGTTAAAGTTGAGCTATCTGCTGCTGTCATATCAGTATCAAGAACATCTGAAGGTCTTACTAAGAGATTTCCTCCAACCGCAGAAACAACATCTTTTTGAAAGACTGCTGATCTAATAACTCCTCTAACCGCCATATTACCAGCTTCGATCAAATCAGAATCAATGTTAAATCCTGATCCAGCTACACCAGTAACATAATTAGAACTTCTTATTCGCTGATTATCACCATCGATTGTAATATAGTTTCCTGAAGTTGCTCCCAAACGAATTGATGCTGTTGTTTTGTTTATTAAAACTTCAGCGTTAGCTTCAGTAGCATCAGTTGATATCCCATTAGTAGTTATAATCCATCCACCTATAGTTCCCGAAGTAGCCGTAATTGCACCAGAGATAGTTGCAGAAGTAGCCGTTAAAGCTCCAGCCTGTGTTACTCTAAACGGGGCTGATCCTGGAGTTGCTGAACCAGCATAAAAAGCAGGATTAATACCCGCACTATCTATGCCAGTTGTTGTTGCACCAGTACCAGAAACTAAAGAAGTCGCTCCAATTGTCCAACCACCTATTGTTCCAGTTGTTGCTGTAATAGAACCAGTTATTGTTGCTGAACTAGCTACCAAATTACCACTTTCATCAACCCTAAAAGGAGCACTAGAAGCTGTAGCATTACCAGCCCAAAATCTCCAATCCACTCCTGTTGTTACCTCTGAACTTAATCCTACTGCTCCACTAGACGAGGTTAAAGAAGTTTCTCTTAATCTCCAACCCCCAATAGCATATTCTCCTATTGCTGGAGTATTAACTGATTGAGCAACAAGCATATTTCCATCAATCCTTCTATCTTCTTGTTGAGTTACCAATTCTTCCTTATCTGGTATTTCGGGGAAACTTTCTTCTTTAATAGTAGGCATTAGTATTTTGCTTCCTCTAATAGATTATCATATAACAATGAAACTTCAGTAACAGTCGGAGAAGTAGAACCGCTTGTTGCTAAAACTACCTCAAATTGAAATTCCCTAAATCTAGCCGCACTAGCCTTAATTGGCAATCTAGTTTCAGTACTACCAACTGTGGAGTTTGCTGTATCAGTAGTGTAACTAGAAGCACGATTTGTTTTATAACCTAATTGAATACTCTCTCCACTAACAAGAGGTAAATGGTTTACCTTTATTACCAAAGCTAGTTTATCACGACCCACACTTCCATCGTCAAAGATTAAACTTTCCCATGTCCCAGTAGCAAAAGGACTTGCAGTTTGAATTATTCGATCTACTCCATAAGTAGTATTATCCTTCCAACCGATATATAATTCATCTCCAAAACCTTGTACTGATCCTATCGAAATATTAGTAGCACTTGTATTCCCAGAAGAAATTGTATATCCAAAATTAAGAGCTTCTCCATATTTATCATTCTTAGTCCCATACTGATAAATACCCTGATAAATAGAAGCAGAATCAGTCGCTCCTGCTACTCCTATTAAAGTTAATCCCTTCCAATTAGTTATCGCTCCAGGATAAACATCAATATATTTAGTATTTGTAAGTTTCGGTATTTGAGCCACTTTTTGAAAAGGATTATAACCAAGATATAAATTACCACTAGAACCATAAGTAGAGAGTAATCTATTTCTTGAATTTATCATCGCACTAACTGCCCCATCAGGAACTCTAATAAAAAAGTTAGCGTAAGTAGAAGTCCCATCCCAAAAAACTAAATAACCATCCTCGGTATCTGTAATTGCTGTTCCCCTCCAAGCTCCAATTACCAGATATTCATCCAAAACATCTAAAGTTCTAATATTAAATCCAGGTGGTAAAACTATGCGATCTGTATCCCAAACCGAACCATCCCACCAGCCTAGATAATTACCATGACCTACAGCAAAACCTGCTTGAAATGCTTTAATTGGAGCAAACTTAGTTGTAGAAGTATCATTTAATCCAGTTTGCCAATCATCATCAAAAGCAGGTGTTCCCGATAATGTTCCATATCTTCCTATTTGTGTATTTTGAGTATAATAGAGATAGTCGTTATAAATCTCAAATCCCTGACCATAAGAGTTGCTAGTTGTTTGTAAATCAGTCCATGTTCCATTTGAAGCTCTTACATAAACATGACCAGCATTACCATAAAAATAAGTATTAGTACTATAAGGAGTTCCTGCTTTAATCCATTTTACTAGATCAACTACAGTAGTTCCCGAATTTTTAGTAGTTAAAGAATTAAGACTTAATTTAGAAGAATCAGAATAAATATCTAAGTTGTTAGAGAAATAGAAAGAACCTCTAGCTCCTTCTTTCTCAGATTCAGAGATTCCCCCATTAAAATATTTTTGTATTAAGAGTTTTTTCATGTTATTCCGTTATAGAGGTCGGAAAATTATTAGGAGCCCATTGTCCCCACTTAGAACCATACTTGTTCTTTCTAATAATAGACGATCTTGTTTTTCCCGCCCATCTATTTTTTCCATTTTTAAGTTCGTTAGTAAATAAAGACCAATATTTGTTTTCCTGTGCCTGATCCTTTTTCATTCCAAAATAAGTAGCCAAAGCATACCAACAAGGCAATATTTGCATCTCTTCAGGTAAAATAAATAGTTCGTGAATGGCTGTAGTTACTCCTGCCGTTGTAGTTCCTTCATAGTTTTTATCAACTTCAATACTGGTAGTACTCGTAAAAGTAACTATCTGATACCAATATCCATCATTACCTTTGATATAACGACCTACCATTCCTGCTGTAAAAGTAGTCCCACTACCCGTTACAGTAGCATCACCATTAGTAAAAGTTACTGTTCCTGTTGTATAAGCATCATTAGACAAATCTTTATCCATTTTTTCATAAATAACTGTGATTGTATTATCAGCGGATACTGGCGTTGGATAAATACCAAGCTCTGATTTACCTACCCCATAATTCAATCTAACAAAATATACTTCAGGAATATCGCTAGTTTGAGAGTTTTGATGTAGATAATCCCATGTTTCTTGGCTTCCTTCTTCTTGCACAACATACACTATTCCACCTACAGTAATTGTAACTGACCTAATAAATATACAATCCATTGGTAAATCATACCAAGTAGTACTTGCCGCCGTAGTTAAAGTATTAGTTCTTTCAATCGCTGGTCTACCTAGTTCTGCTAAAACCAGTTTATAGCCAACATTCCCCATACGCTTAAAAAAGGTAAGGCTATCAGAAGTGCTATCTGACGATAAATCCTGACAATTGGTCTGGAAGTCATTCCAAGTAATCATTTTTTCTCCTTCTTACAAAAAAAGTCCTAAAGATTTGCTCGAATCTCTAGGACTTCTATAATAATTATGCAATTGTTTACTTAATCGATAATTCTTTCTTAAATTGATTATACTGCTTATTGGTAATTTCTTCTACACTTTTCTTCTTTATTTCTACCATATCCTTTAAGTCGTTTAAAATCTTAATCTGATCGTTTACTTTTAAATTAAGGAGAAACAATTCTTTTCTTAAAACTGAAATATTATCAGTTATTGATTTCTTCTGTTTTATCAACTCCGCTATCTCCTTGCCGAGAAGCATCACTGACTTTTTCATTTCCAGTTTCTTCTGATAAATGTCCATCTTCCTCCTTAACACTTTTAGTGTTACCTTCTAAAAGATCATAAACCTGACCAACAATTAAAGTAGTAAAAGCCATTCCTAATAACTTTTTAATCAAAGTTACTTCTTCTGCATTTAAACCAATTACACTATTCTGATTATTTTCAAGTCGTTGAGCTAATTTAAACCTTTTATATTTTTCAGCTCCATCAATTTTGTTATCTTCTGTCGTAAAATTAGCTAAAAGAGCCTGAATACAAACATCTTTTACTGTTAACGAAATATTAGAATCTTTTATTGGTTCACCTTTAATATCAACTATTTTTACTGATAAATCGTATTTCATATTACTCCTTTAAAACTTTTTAATTTTTTCTACTAATTCTTCAACTGTTTCTTTACCTGTTAACTCAATGTCTAACTTCATACATTCTTCTAACAATTCTTTTCTAGTAGGTAAAGATTTCTTAGGATCAACTATTGAAGTCTTTTTAGGTTCTTCCTTAGTCTCTACTTTAGGCTCTTCCTTATTTTCAGTTTGTAAATTATTTACAACTTCATTTATTTTTTCAGGAGCTTTGGATAAATCGGTTTTAATTTCTTCTTCTGTATAATCTTTATTTAAATTACTAACAACTTCAACTACTCTTTCACCAACGCTTTTAATCTCTTCAGCTAAATGCCATTCATCAACCCCCAGAATAATAGTATTAATAACCTTTGGTCTTTCTATAGGAGAAGTCATTAAACCTTTTTTCTTAGTCGTTTCTTCCATTTTTAATAAAATATGATCAGCAAGATGTTTAGCAAAATGTTCCGCCAAATAACGAGGCATACGTTTGGTTTTTCCTGGAATAATTCGATGAGGTTTGCCATCCCAATTAACTTGAAAGTAATCGGAATGTCTATATCCATATTCAGTGTCTATATCGTTGCATCCCACATGAGGATTAGCAACCACCAGAATATCGGATTCGTGAGGTTGAGGCATTTGATCTCCTTTGGTTATTTAAAATACTCTGACGAGATTATAGTATAAATATTAATATCAAGCAATTAATTTAATTTATTTTCTAATTTATTTATCCGTGCTTCAAGTTGTCTAATGGCACCCGTTTTAAGCATTGCTAATTTTGTAAAGTTTACAAATCCATGCGTTGTTGTATCATCATCAAAACTAATAATCTTACTGTCTTTAATAATTTTTAATTTAGCTTCATGTTTAACTTTTTCTTCTCCTGTCTTTACGGGTTTATTCCCCTTCCTCATTTCAAACTCTTCTTCTAAAGCGTTAAGCAGTTCCACATCGGTATACTCATCAAAGGTTGTCCATTCCACATTAGCGTGTGCTGATCCTTCAGCGTCAAAGATAAATTCGGCTGTGGTGTTATTGCGTATGACAACTAGATTGCCATCAGCACTCATAGCCCCATAAGTAGTAGTAGACTTCAACGCTCCGTCTAATAGAAAAGCTCCTAAAGCAGCGGTTGTTTTAGCAGTATTGGCGGTTGATCCAACTCCTCGCATCCTAAGTCCGTATTCTAACTCCCCATAGCCTTCAATACCCAAGCCACCAGCCGTTAAAGACACTTTTTTAAATACTCCATAGGTATCAGTTTCAGCAATATCAGTCATACCATGAGCTACATCTGATGATTTAAGTGATAGTATTTCATCATCATTTGCCCCTTGATTGATAGTCAAGCCAGCCGTCATATTAGTATTAGCCGATTCATTGATGAACCATAGTCCATTGCCAATTTGATCTGTAGTTGAACTTCCTGGTATAAAAAGTTCTCCTTCCGCATCGAATATAAACCTAGCCGTTCCTGCGTTACTAATAACCATTAGGTTAGCATCTGCACCTGCCGCACCGTAACTTGTCCCACTCTTTTTATAGGCTACATTCTCAACGTAAGCTCTAGCGGCGGTTGTTTTAGTGGTATTATCAGTTACTCCCATACCCGTGAAACTTACTGCAACGGTAGCTTCACTAAATCCATAAAGTCCACCACCACCTGCGGCGGCTGATAATTTACGAATTGAAAAGTAGGTATCAGTTTCGGTAAAGTCTGTAATCCCATGAGCTACATCTGAAGATTTGAGGGATAATATCTCGTCATCATACCCACCTTGATTGATCGTTAGACCAAGAGATGTAGTTGTATTGGCAGTATCATTTATATAGACATTTCCTCCCTGGTCTATAGTTACCCTAGCAGTGAGAGTGGTTGAGTCGTTGGAAGTCGTGCCAATTCTGATTTGTGTTCCATTAGCAGTAGTTGTCCAATCTTGGGTAGCGGCACAAACAATATACCCTTTAGAGCCAGTCCATGCCTCACCATTATAACCCCTAAAAGAGATAGCCCCTAAACCATCAGCACTAAGAACAGTCGTAGGGATAGCTTCTGTTCCCCTAGCTTTTCTTAAAGCAAATTGTGGAGAAACAGTTGAATCAACATAACACGTTCCCCAAAAAGCAGAATTATCAGCAGTAGTCCCTACGACACTTACCTGTCCACCTGAATTAGTCACCGATCCTACTGTTAGTGTTCCACTAATAGTCGTATTTTGTAATAGCCGTACAGCAGTAGTTGCTCCTATGTCAATATATCCGTCATTGAGTGAATCTATATATTCATTTCCATCTGTTTGGGTAAACTCTATCTTATCTCCTGCGTGAATAATTCCCGTATTTGTATAAATAGCATAAGCTAAAGAAGAACCTGTAATATTTTCTACATATAACCCATAAGTATTTACGGGCGTATTCTGTCCAGTAAAATTAGTAGTATTGATATGTAACATTCTAAGATTTGTAATTGCTGTAGTATTAGCTCCCGACCCATAAGTACCTAAAACATATCCAGTAAGATTGGTAATTGTTCCTGCTCCATCTGCTGTCATTTGCATAATAACCCTGTTTGCTTCTACATAACTCGCTGTACCAGCATGAGTAGCTTTAATAACTGCCACATTATATGCTCCTGTAAAGTGTGGAGCAGAGGTTGTAGCCGCATCCGTAACCGCAACATCTACACGCCCATATAGACCATTCTTTGCATATCCTGCTGTCCCCGTCTCACCTGCTCCCATAGTGGCATTCATATATCCATAAACTCCTGTACCACTTTCAGCCGCCGTAGTAGAGGTTGTATTAACTTGTAATTTATAAGCAGTATTAGGAACAACCCCAATCCCCACATTTCCAACCCCACTAACCGCCATAAAGTCTGTACCAGCGGAGTTTTCCAAAACAAAAAGATCAGAGGTTTGAGTAGAATGCCCTTGAACTCGTAACTGGATTGCGTCACTAGACCCGTCTATTACTTGGTTTATGCTAAAGGTATTAGCTGTACCCAATAGTGCCACCGTTCCTGTGGCTGGTATTGTTAGAGTAGTATCGGCAGGAGAAGTAAGTGAGTTTCTCCCCACACCTATAGACTTAGCGTATTGTGTATGATCATCATCAGTTAAGCCGTCTAATCCCCCATGATCATGTTTATGTAATGTAGTAGCTCCAGTATCCGTTAGGTCTGTCCAGTTAGTTCCTGAAAAATTAGCGGAATCAAGATAATAAGAACCTTGCTGACTATCTAATAGATCAGCATTTAGATTGGTATTTAAAGTTGTGGAAGTAGTCGCGTATGGTTGTGTTCCTATCGCTATATTGGAAACAAAATTAGGAGAAGTTAACACTCCCGTCATCGTATCACCTATAATATTCACATATCGTGAATCCATTGTTGCTACACCTATATTGTGTTGAGTACGAGAATTACTCATATTGCAATCCACCTTATTACTTGTGCGGCTGATCCACTAATACAATAGCAATCAGCCACATTATCAATATCTAAACTAATTGATTCACCTGCCAATAACTCAAACCCATTAGCAGTTGTTACTCCAGTTGTCCCAATATATAAAGCTACAGTATTTGTTGATAAAGATTTAATCGTAATTGAATGTATCGCCTGTGAACTACCTATAGCTTCTGCTGTATCAGTAGGAACTGTTTTCGTGTTGTTGAATACTGTAGACTCTGGAGAAATATAAATATCACCACTAATTGTAGAATTAGTTAATAATCTATAAGTTAAAGGATCAATTCTAAATATTAATTGAGTATCATTTCCATCATTAGAAATTCCTGAAGCAGTTGTAATTCTATTTTCATCTCTTTTATTTGTATCCGCCATCTTGCTCTCCTAATTTGTATTATAAGTTTTTATTCTATCATTTAACCAAATCTCTTTTTTATTTAATTCTTCAAACTTTTTTTCAGTCTCTTTTTTTAAATTGACAAGCAAATTCTGATCCTGCCTATTTCTCTCTATTAATTTATTTAATTCACCTTCTTTGATCTCAACGACCGTAATCGGGATAATGCCTTCGCCGATCAGCCGGCGGATGTCTGGTCCAACCAGGCACAGATATGTGCCCAGGACGATCATGGACCCAGCCGGATCAAAGGTCATCAGTCCTACCGTGAAGGTGGGGTTAGACGTGGCCGTGTATAGAAACGCGACTAGGCCGAGGAAGGCTAGGCCGATGAGCAAGCGGAGCTGAACGTCGGTCAGCTTGAGGAAAAAAGATTTAATCTTTTCCATTTGCGATCTCCTTTAAAGTACTATATTTTGATTG